TTAGTATCTGATAACTTATTGATTTAAGGGAACATTGTGAAGATTCTACTACTAGATATTGAAACATCGCCTAATGTAGCCCATGTCTGGGGTATATGGCAACAGAATGTGGGATTATCCCAGTTGCTTGAATCATCGTACACCTTATGCTATTCAGCTAAATGGTTGGGCGAAAAACAAATATACTTTGATTCCACATTTAAAAGTACCTCTAAATCTATGCTTGAAGGAATACATGGATTACTAGAAGAAGCTGATGCGGTAGTTCATTACAACGGCACAAAGTTTGATATGCCCACGCTAAACAAAGAATTTATTATTCACAAAATGAATCCCCCAGCACCATCTAAACAAATTGATTTACTTAGAGTAGTTAAAAGTCAATTTAGGTTTCCAAGCAACAAATTAGATTATGTAGCACAGCGATTAGGTTTAGGCAAAAAGAAAGAGCATGAAGGACATATTCTGTGGGTCAAGTGTATGAACAATGACCGCAAAGCATGGAAAACAATGGAAGATTACAACATTCAAGATGTAATATTGCTTGAAAAGCTGTATAACCGCCTATTGCCTTGGATTAAATCACCAATTAATCAAAATATAATGAGGGATCGCAATGGTTTCTTATGCCCTACTTGTTCTAAACCATCATTAATCAGTAAAGGTTATAGATATACCACTACTGGGGCTTATCAAAGATACCAATGTAAGGCTTGTGGTGGATATTGCACAGATACCAGAACAGCTATACCTCACGCAAAACTTAAACATTTAGCATGAAATTAAATCCTGAAATTGTGCGCCATGCTTATGCCAGCTTGAGTTGCGCTTACCCGTTCACTAAATGGTCAATGCCTTTGCCAGAAAGTATCGATTTCCAGATAATTTATGATTTAGAAACCCTTGGCACTTATACCTATGATACGGGGGATGATGAATTTGAACACACCATCACAATATCATCTGCCAGATGTGCGTTTTACATGACTATGTTATCTACCCTGGCGCATGAAATGGTCCATTGTTCTTTTCACAGACAAAAGGGTGATAAATGGTTGCATCATGGAATTGAATTTCGCCGTAGGTGCGTACTTGTGGGGAAATCCCTTGGTTTAGATCACTTAGAGTTATAAAGCTATCCATATTGCTAATGGCAATAAAAGCATAATAACTATTCCAAAATAGAGAAATAAATCATTTAACGACAATTAGGTGTCTTTCAAAAAGTTCTGCAATGGTGGAACGATATGCACTCTCCCACATCTCAACCCTTTCGGCTTTTGACCATGTGTTGCCTTGGTCAAGTTCCGCATGGCACTTAAAGCACAAGGTCGCAACCCGATAATCATGGGCTTTAAGTCCTCTACCTTTGCCATCTCTAAGCTGATTGGAATGGGCGGCAACTGTTGTTCCATCATCTAATCCGCAATTCTGGCATGGTAATGTAGCAACTGCTTTAAGTAGTTTGGGGTTGCGATACATCATTCGCCATCGTAACACTCGCATGGAACATCATTAGTAAACATCTTCATTTGAGCATTATCTGAATAAATTAACTCTTTCCATGAGTAATTTCTGCCTAGACCCTTAACTGTTGTAAGGTTTATTTGTGCATTTTCTTCCATTGCTAATGCTCTTTTAATTAAATCTGGGTGTGTTTTGTTTAATTGCAGTATTTCTCTAGGTTTAGAACTGGGGCAAAAGAAACAAGCAGATTTGCCTGGCAATGGTAATCCAGCATTTTTAATGCTTTCAATACATTCATCTCTACCCATATTCCATTGAACCAATGGGTATTGCATATTATATTTAGCTGTAATTTTTTCATCCAAAACACGATTAGCACGATGCGGTTCATCTGCATCATAACCAATATATTTATTTACTTTTTCGCCTTTAGCCCATATTTCTTTAACCATAGGGTGATTTTTTATGTATTTATCTTGTGGTTCACCTTTAAATTGTTGTGAACATTTTTTAAATCCAAAGGCAATAGATGGCAAAGTCTTATGTCCAAGACAAAATTCTTCTAGACCCATATATTTACTTGGGGTTTCTGCTTTTACATAAACAATAGCTGGAAAACCTTTTGAAACTAACCAATCGCTGAACATATGCAAATATTCATAAGTTTCTGGGCGTTCACCACCAGTATCAGCAAAAGTAATTAAATCGCATGGAATACCACGATTAATCATTTCAATTAATAAAGCTGTGCTATTTGTCCCAGCACCATAGGAAACAATGTTCATGTTGGATTATGTTCCAAAGTTGATTGCTCCAGCTTAATTGTTAAATCTGCCAACTCAATAGCCACATCAGTAGCTTTATCAAAATGACCTTTAAGAGTTAAATCGTGATACAGCTTTAATTTTTGTTTAATCTCTAAATACACTTCTGCGTAATCGTTCATCCCAACATCCTTTCAACTTGTCTATTCGTTGCTTGTTGTGTACGCCAGGTTTCCCAACGCATTTCTGCCGCCTTTATTTCCCATCTTAACTTTTCTACTTCTTCTGTTGCAATCCCGATAGCCTTACATAACTCTTGATATTCAATACTTCTATATGCTTCTCTTTCTTGCGCCCCAAGGGAAGATTCGCCCGACTTCGCCATCTGTATGCTTTTAAGACTAGACTTATAGGCTTCAATCTCTGCCAGGCGACCCCTCGCCGCCGCATACGAGCCAGCTTTTTTAAAGATAAATTCAACCGCATCATTCGGATCATATTCTTTACTCATATTAATTCTAAGCCCTGTTGCATTAATCGTTCATTTTGTAATGGTTCATAATCTTGATTTAATTCACATCCTATCCATTTTCTACCAAGATTTTGTGCAACTTGCCCAGTTGTTCCGCTTCCAAAAAAAGGATCAAGGATTATATCTCCTACTTTACTGCCAGCTAAAATCATTGGCTCAACAAGTTCAGTAGGAAAAACTGCAAAATGTGCTCCAGAATAAGGTTTTGTTTGTATTGTCCAAACATCACGCTTATTTCTCATTCCATCATATATTTTATATTCTGGCGGTCTTGAATTAACTCCTTTTTGATTTTGCCTTTTTTCGCTTCCTTTAGCCGCTTTTGTTCCTTCTGGTATTACACCTTCTTCTCTAATTGCTTGATAATCAAAATAATAATGTGATTTTTTACTTAATAAAAATATATATTCGTGGCTTTTGGTGCATCTATCTGTAACTGATTCGGGCATTGGATTAGGTTTGTGCCAAATAATATCTTGACGCAATGTCCATCCAAAGTCTTGTAATGCAAAAGCTAATCGCCAAGGCATACCCATTAAATCTTTTTCTTTGTAACCTAAAAGTTTATTTCCACGCTTTGCACTATGCTCAAATTCAGATGCTTTTTGACTAGCTATTGAATTAGCAACAACTCTTTGTCCTTTGCCTGGTCTGTAATTGTAGTAACTATCTCCAAGATTAACCCACAGAGTTCCATCATCTGCAAGAACATCCCAAACACAGGCAAACACTTCTACTAAATTATTTATAAATTCTTTTGGTGTTTGCTCATTGCCAATTTGCCCATCATGACCATAATCACGTAATCCGTAATATGGTGGGCTAGTTATGCAAGATTGAACTTTAATACCATCTTTAGCCATTTGCCGCATTGAATTACGACAATCCCCCCAATAGACTTTATTCATTTAGCCATCCAATACAAGCCAATATTGCTTACAGAATATCCCCCATACACCACCATCATTGAGATATTACCTTTAAAGCCTTGCTCTAATGCTATATAAGCATAGATACAACCAGTTAAAACAATGAGCCAACTTGACATTTCCATTCCCCCTCTTGTGCTGTATTACCTAATTTGTATTGTTCTGCGTAATCATCCCAGACTTGCTGGCTAAACTTAGTTTTTATTATATATTTTCGAAAGGTAGCTAATCCCCACGTTCTGCGCCACAGAATTAATTGCCTTACCAGACAACGATGCTTGAATACGGGATCGGTATTGCCCCATTGTTTCTCCTGGATTTGGATTAATTTCAAGCTCACGCCCTTTTGCTAATGTAAGTTCATCATTTGAATACCAAGGAATTTGAGGTTTTTTAGCTACAGTTGGTGCTAAATCAATTTCATCCTCAAATCTACCCTGATTAAGCCAAGTTTGAGCATGACATATAAATTCTTTATCGGTGTCTTTGAGTTGCCAATATTTGATATGGTTAGGCAGAGCTTTTAGTGCTTCTTCTTGGTCTTGTTTGCTTAGTTTGTTCCAAGCCTTTTCTGCCGCCCTTTTTGCTACTTTTCTTGGGTAAAGTTCCCAAAATGTCTGAAACATTATATTTTCCCCCTGTATTTTCTTGTACGATTGCTTCTACTAAAGTGCAAATTATTCCTTGTTGCACTAAAAACTGTAGCCCAGCCTTGTCATAGCTTACTTCAACATCGGCTGAACCATCCTTGTTTTCTTTAACTTTTTTGACTGTAATTTTCATTGTTTGCTCATGTGTGCGTTGTTAAAGCCGTTTTGATAGCCATGATTCCAAATCTTTTGTAAATCTTCATAGGTATATGGTGATCCATCCAGTTTAACAATGTCTTTTAAAGTTGCTTCATAAATTGGTTCTTTAGTAGCTTCTTTATAAGCTCTGTAACCCAACAAACCTAACTCTATAAAAATTAAACTTACAAATCCAACCCACCAGACTGTGCCAGCATTAAAATAATAAAGAAGTATTGCGGCAATAAAGTAGTTCATAGTTATATCTTATATTAATTAAACTTATTCCCGTATTGGTGAGCGCACCTAGCCCTTTCCTAGATGCCTTCAACTGTTTCCCTGTATCGGAGCCACAGCACCCGCCAGACTTGCGTTGAGTAGGCTCTGGCTTCGCCACCTACTTTTGCTCTCTTTCATCAACTTTCCCCTAGTAGAGCTATATTCCTGTGAACCTAGTGTCGGTTCCCGCCATTCACAGGGAAATGAAGTATATATCTATTTTTCTTGTTTGGGTATCAACTCAGGGAAAACGATATGCCAGGTTTTAGGCAAAAGGTCTTTTCTGGTGATTAATCCATGACTAGCAACTTCTAGGCTTGCGCCCAAAAATACATATTGTGCATGAGGTATGCCCTTTTTGCGCCACATAGAAACCGCTGGAACGCTGATGTTGCATAGCTTTGCTACTTTTGTGCAACCCCCCAAAAGGTCAATTATCTGGCTATCGGTAAAGTTTATTTTATTGTCCATTAGGTAATCTTAATGCTTTTGGCTTTATGGTTGCAAGGGCTTGCACATCTTTTTAAGCTATGTTAATGTGTTGCTACCGAATGGTTCGGTGAGTAAAAAGGAGAAATTATGAGTAATGATATGGCAGAACTTGAGCAAGATTTACATTGGATATTTATGGAGCTAGAAGGCGGCATGGGTTTATCGAAAGATCAAATTGATACGCTGAAATACGCTTGTGGTTTTAATCCGAAAACTGTGGCTGTAAGCCATTTAGACAATCTTTTTAAAGACTTTGGAAATATTTTTAGGAGCAACAAATGATCGTAGCAGAAACTCAACAAAATACCAGTTACAAATTACCCCCAAGTGGATTGGTGCTTGGTAGCTTAGTACGCATCCTTGACTTAGGAACTCAAAAGGTTACTTGGCAAGGTGCAGTTAAAATGCAACGCAAAGTGATGTTTACTTTTGAATTGCATGGTGATGGCTACGCAATGGAAGATGGCAAGCCAATGGTGCAATCTAAACGCTATACGCTATCACTTAATCAGCAATCTGGCTTACGGGCTGATTTAGAAAGCTGGGCTGGCAAAGGTTTAACAGACGATCAACTTAAAGGTTTTAACCTTAAAGACTTACTTGGAAAATGGGCTTATCTCAATCTCACCCATACCGAAAGAGATGGAAAGACTTATTGCAACATTATGGGGCTGAACCCAGTTCCATCATCAGTTGCTAAAGCTGGATTCCCCGATATTGCAAATCCTTTTGTTTACCTTAACCTTCAAGAATATGACAAAGCTGTATTTGAAAGCCTGTCAGATGGATTGAAAAAAGTAATTATGGAATCTGCCGAATGGCAAAACTGTAATGGTGGAGCAATCGCAACTAACGAGGAATTAAACGATATTCCGTTTTAGAAAAGGAAATACCATGAATAGCGCAATTAAAGATACGATTAACAATACTGCAATTCGCACTTTTGAAGAAGTCGGATATGACGATGAAAGACCAGTTATGGCATTTAGTCGTGAAGGAATGAGATCAGTCCTTAATACGGCTATTCGGGTATGTGCCGATCAGGTTAGCAATCCAAAAGAACGAGAATTGATACTTAGTTTAGGCGAATAGCCAAATTTATAGGGGGAAGTAAAATGTTAGTAAAAAGTGAGCATAGCTCTGATGCTGGGCATTGGTATCACGCCGATACAGGCGAAACCGCCTACGAAGTAATAGGTGCTAATGGAAAAATTCGCAATACAACGCTAAGGGATGCTAGAAAACTAAACCTAGTCCCATCAGTAACAACCATATTAGGGCAGATAACCAAGCCAGGGCTTCAGGTCTATCTAAACCAACAAATTCTTCTATCAGCTTTAACTTTGCCAAGGAATGAAAATGAGCCAGAACCAGCATGGTTGGAAAGGGTGTTATTTGACTCAAAAGAAGCGGGAAGAAAAGCCGCAGAAAGAGGAAATACCATCCATGCCATCATTGAAACTTACTTTGCCAATGAAGTTTATATCCCAGAGTACCCCAAGTATGTCTATGAAACGGAACAAGCCTTAGATAACGAGCTAGGGCTTCATAAATGGGTCGCAGAGCAGAGTTTTGCTTCAAGCCTACGCTATGGGGGCAAATGCGACCTTTATGCCCAAGCAGACCCTTTAACAGACTTTCCTGGCGCAATTATTGATGTAAAAACCAAAGAAACCGACCTAGATAAGGTAAAACCCTATGATGAATGGCTCTATCAACTGGCGGCATATAGGCATGGTCTTGGGATGCCTGATGCTATTTGTGGTAATTTGCTTGTTAATGCTCTTACGAATCAAGTACGACTTATCATTCACGATCCAGCCGATATTGCTGATGGCTGGGCTGTATTTTGTCATCTATTGCGGGTCTATCAAATAAAGAATAAAATCTGACAATGGGTGGGGCTGGAATTACCCCCTAGTTCCATACTCCTTCACACGATGCTCCACCCACCTTTTATGACCGAAAGCGTAAAGAAGCGAGTAGGTCGCCTTATTTGGGCGTTAAGCCGCCAATGTAGGATGCAGTAATTGGGTTATTTTGCGGCTTTCAGACCCATTGTTAGCAACTGCCAAATACAGCCCTAATACCTATAAGTATAAATACGGCTCACAAATTGAGCCTTATAAGTATCAATACGGCTCATACTGTATAAAACCACATACTGTAAATTTATACATATTAGGGTTTGTCCTAGTATGTTTTGTTAATTATTTTTTATTTTCTTGATCTAGGTCAATTTTTTATTATTAAGTTAGGTTAATATTAATACATACAGAAATAAATCTGTATATGTGAAGGAGTTAAAAATGAAATCAAATTTTATGCCAATGGGTTTTAGAACTAATGATGGTTATGTAGTTAGCGATCAAACAGTTCAACAATTACAACAATTTTTTAAAGAAGAAATACAGCTAGAAGTTAGCCCATCCGATATATTGCGTATTGTGGATGTTTTCAAAACTTTAGAAAGAGAAAAACTAATAGCTTAACTTTACATAGCAAGCCTTGACACTATTCAGCTTTATGGCTCTTAGAGATTTCAAACTAAAAAGACCTGGCTTGCTATCTTTTACATAGGGGGATTTATGGCATCAAGAAACGAATACATTAAAAAGATTTTTGCATCACCAGCACCTTGCGATAATTGCATTAAACGCTACATCTGTGAAGAACAAGAATTGGCTTGTCGTGCTTTTTCAGGTTATGTAGTTAATGGAAAAATCTATGACCATACTAATAGACAGCCTACGCATAATTTATTTAACCGCATCTTTAAAGACGATGATCCAAAAGCATTAACTAATTATCTAAAGTCTATAGATGCTAAACAAGGGGAATTATCACTATGAGCAAAATTATTGATTGGATTGGAGTAATCATTTTAGGCATCATTCTTGGCGTAATGTTTGGTTGGGGTTTTTAATGACCACCTTTACTACTGAGGATCGTCTTATTGCCGAAAAGGATGGAAGTTTTACTATTAACTGTGAAGGAGAATCAACTGTGAGCACAAGAAATATTGGAATGGTAGGCAAAAGCTATAAATCGACTTCAGAGGCGTTTAAAGATGCTGACTATGCTACCGCCATACAAAGACCTGAATCATCCGATTTTAGCGGTTTTGGTGCGTTCTTAGGGGCATTAGTATTCTTGGGTGTATTTGCTTATGGATTCTGGCTGACTATTGGGAGATTTTAAGTGATTGAAACGATAGTAAAGCCGCAAGCCTTAGATAATGACATTGCGGTAATGAAAATTATTCAGCTTATGGGTCAATTAAGTTTGAACGATTTAAGCTACATTTTGCAGTTGGTTGCCAAAGTCTATCTTGCCGCTGAAAAGGGACATGAACAATGAGCTTTGCTACTGATCTTGAACGAGGGTTAGAAGTTGAAAGAAAAGTATTAAGAATAATTCAAAAGAAATATCCACAAGCTCAGATTGTTACCGCCCTTAAAGAGTATGACATCTGGATTCCAGAGATTGAAAAGGGCATAGAAGTAAAGTATGACCCTATGAGTTGTAAGACGGGTAACATTGTTATTGAATTTGAGATGAATGGCAAACCATCAGCTTTAATGGCAACTGGGGCTGACTGGTGGATTTTTTATGATGATGAGGTTGTATTTTCTTTAACGCCTAGAGAAATCATTCAAGTAATCTTTAATAAGATGCTTACCTATAGGATGTTTACAGGGATTGGCGATATGTTTGCCAAGAAAGCCTTTTTAATACCTAAAGATTGGCTTATAGAGAAAAGCCGCATTTTAGAAGATAACCGCTTTTAAAGCATTGCTAAAGCAATAGCTTTTTCTGATTCAACCCGATTTAGCCAACCTTTGCCAAAAGTAGGAAATGTTTTTAGGGAACGATAAAAGTTTTCTTTAGCTTGACTAAATTTTTCTATTAAATCTTTTGGGTCATGTCCAGCAATAAATTGTAGTGTTCGTGGTCCTATAACCCCGTCTGGAGTTGCGCCTACACATTCTTGAATACGCTTGGCAGAAGAACCTACGCCTGAGTTGATAGCAAAGCTAAAGGCTAAGAAATCAATGCCTGTAGGTAAAGCATCAGCCTGAATAGGTGTCCAATATTTCTTTTTATAAAAATCACCTATTTGCTCTTTAGTAAGGGCTTTCATATCCGCAATTGATACTTTATGCCCCACATAGGTTTCCCATGCCGCTTGAGTTACACCCATCATGGTACAACCAGCACGACCATCATCTAATTTGTTGCCAGGATCACGGGGATCATCAGTAAATCCACCTTCGGCTTTTAATACATTATCTAAAGCCTTTGCAAAATTATTTATCACTATCTGCCCCAATTTTAATGCCTGTAATTAATCCTAAAAATCCCCCACAAATTGTTTGAAAAGCTGGACCTACTATTTCAAATAATTTGTTATTGTCTATTTTTTCATCAAAAAACCCCATAACAAATACTATTACCATAGATAAAACAATCAAAGCTAATGTATAACAAGCAACAAGCGTTACTCTTTGAGCTAACTGTTCAGAGTTCATTTAATGCCTATTTGCTCATTAATCCACTTTTGCAATTCAACTAACATTAGCGTTGTTTGGGCACAGTTTCCAGCAAGTTCAGAGTAGGCGGTGCTTGCATCAAAGAGTTTGGCGGTGTTGGAAAGGTTGGTAGGGCTGGACACGCTACTTGGCTGGCGCACCCCGTTAGAATAATACTGGCGCAACAAAACAAGTTTCGCATCATATTCATCTTGGATTCCTTTGGTTACTAATTCGTTTTGTTTTTGGATAGATTGCACATGGGCTTCTTGTGCTTTGGCGGCAATTTCAACTGACTTCTTATATTCAACATATCGTGAATAACCAATCCACCACCCAGAACCGAAAGTAATAGATAACACAGCACCAAGTATTGCCAATTTTGCATAATCAATCATTTCTCATCCAAAGCAGTAGAAGTATTAGCCCTAAGAATAGCAATACAAATGGCAATAACCATAAGCCCAATTCCATAAGTCTTAGGATCAAGAAATGGTTGGATATATGAAAGGTTATCAAATATAGCCCCTAAGATGGCTAATGCCAAGGAAAACCACATTGTTCGGGACTTCATAGCCCCTTGCATCATTTGTTTCATTTCCAATGAATTTTTACAAAGTCTATAGCGTAATAAGCAAAGGCTAATAATCCTGAACTAATTAAACCAATAAATGTTTTATCAATGACTGCCTGTCTAAATGCGGCTTTTTTAGCTTCCGCTTCGATTGCTAATCTAACCCATTTAACTTCATCATCTGAAAGCGGATGGCTTTCTACGGCTTCGGATATTACTTCTTTAAGCAGATTTTTTAATTCTTGCTTATCTATCTCATTTAAAGTCATAGCAACTCCAGATAATCGGGTTTATTAATCAATCTTATTTTATCTAGAATTTACAGGCATTTTATCACTTCTTCTGGAGAAGTAAATGCTTGTGCATTATATTCAGTAAAATCCCACCAAAGGAACTGATTAGGGGCTAAAGTTGCTCTATCTTTAAGCAAGTTAGTATTTTCAGCATGACCAAAGATTAGCGGATCAGATACAGACCAAAGAACAACACCTGGCTTTGCTTCACTCCATGCAAGATGTTGAAAGAAACTATCAACTGCAATCCAAGTGCGACAATCTTTAATTAGCTGTCTTAATTCAATAATTGGCAAATTCTTGCGAAAGTCATCTACAAGTTGTTCTTCACCTTCTATACCAATTTGAATGATTGGCTCATCTATTAGCGCAATTAATTCTTTCCAATAGGGATAGTTTTTAGGGTTCTGTTTGCCATTTTGCAATAGCTTGGCATAAGGATGAATAATTATCATAAATAGAGTTTTCTATAAGCGTTCTCAAGGCTATCAGCCCACTTCCATTGATCCATTTTTTTATAGATGCTGTAATGATCAATACTGCCAAAAAGGGCTGTAGCTTCAGCTATAGAACGCCCAGGGATTATTTCAGGATAGCAAGTAAAGACCACAGGGTTTGGGATGTCTGGGAGAATACGGCTAAAGACAATATGATCGCCAAGACCGCTATTAAGTACCACAATGGTTTTATCAGAATGTCCGATAACATTTCTAAATATCTTTTCATCATTTTGATACATCTCCTGTTTTGTTTCACTTCTTATGCCGCCTTCTGGATTCTTCATGTGTAACGATTGAGCATCAGGAACAGCTAAAATCTTATATCCCTTTTTAAATAGCCCATAAGTAAATAATGTTTCTTCCCTATGCGCCACTCTTGATAATCCAAGATTGTAGTCATGCACTCCAGCCCGATATAGAAATGAACAATGCAGATGCTCTACTGCTTTTGTTTGCTTTATACCATTCCATTGAATATTCGGTTCTGAATCAATATCTGCAATTTTGCCAGTAGATTTGCTTGTATCAAATAGATTTGGCGGTGTCAGTATTGCGCCCCCAACTGCACCCACATTTTTTTTATTTATATGGCTTAAAAGATTAGCAAGGACATTAGGTTCGGGGATGCAATCATCATCACATCGCCAAACCCAATCGTAGCCCATTGTATTAGCCCTTTGGTGAATATGATGCTGTCCTTTTTTTTCAGCAAATACCCATTCCCAAGCTATTTTTTTAATATCTAACATCTGAAAGAAATATTGATAAATCATTTCTTTACGCATATCTTTAGGTTCATCATTGTCATCAAATATCACCAGCTTATCTGGTGGTGTAGTTTGATTAATAATGGCTTGAAGGACTAAGGGTAAAGTAGTAAAGTATCGCCCTCTAGTAGCGACTGAACATAGGACTTTAGACATTATCCCACCTACAAAGCATTAGATTACAGCGGTTTTCAGGTGTAACCTCTTGCATTACATCTGATACTTTGCCATGTTCATTGATATAAGAAAATGTAAACTTTGGGAAACATTCTTCTGTAAGTCCATGAATTTTATGATGTTCTCCCCAGAATCCTTTTGGCTCATTGTGCGGCACAGTAATTAAAAGCCTATGGCAATGCTGTTGTAGCTTTTTTACAATTTCCAGCCCATTATCAAGATGCTCAATGACCTCAAATGCAATGATAGTGTCGTAATCACCCAGTTTGTAATCATTGATGTTGGCTTGTTCAAATTCCCGCTTATAGCCCCAATCTTGTTCTTTAGCCACAGAAACAATAATGGGATCATAATCTAAGCCTAGATAATTAATGTTGTTGGGAAAGAATTGAGAACCATAGCCAGTTGAACAACCAATCTCTAAAATGTTGTTTCCCCATAGATGTTTATTAGCCCAAACATATCTTGTAATTTCTCTTGGAAATACAGGATCGCCAGCTAAAAATACGGCTCTTTCATAGTTATTAGAAAGCCGCCATTTGTACCATTCTTGGTTATATTTTTTGGCTAATTTAAGTTGATTTAATAAAAACTTATTATCCCAATCTGGGACTAACTCTGAATCGTGCATTGTTCCTTCAGCACGATGATAGATTGGATAAGTGCCATTGTTGCCACACTCATGCAATTCAAATCCAGCTTCTTGAGCTTTTAAGCAAAACTCAATATCTTCATTACCGCCAGTTTCATATTCTTCATTAAGAAAACCAATAGCATCAAAAACTTTGCGCTGGATCATTACACAAAAAAAGATTAAAAACCATTTTTTAGTAATGTCAGAATATTGAGGAAGAACACCAGATATATCGCCTTGATCTAACAATTCAAGCCATTTGTTTTTACTTTGTTCTAACAAAACTGTATCGTTATTAAGCAATACAATTTTGTCAGTTGTGGCAACTTTAATGCCAGCATTAGTAGCTTTAGCAAATCCTAATGGCTCATCATTCCAAACAATTTTTAAATGAGGTATTACTAATTTATCTAAATACTGTTTAGTATTGTCGGTACAGCCATTGGCAGAAATTATCAACTGTACCAAATCCATGTCAGTATATTTGACAATAGATTCGATACAGGATTTTAGATATTTTTCGCAGTTGTTATATGTTGGTATTACTATGCTGTATTTCATCTTGTTTTATATAAGCCTTATATTATCTTGGATAAACTGCATCCACTAATGTTCCAACACTTAAACCAGTTGCAAAAACAATACTTGTTCCGCTTGTTACTGTTACATCCGTTCCATTTCGCATTTTAACTCCATTGGCAAATACTTCAATTTTTCCAGAAGTATATGAAAGAGAAGTTGTAAATGTAGTTTGAGAAGCAGTAGCAGTAAATATGTCATAAGTCATACCAGTTGGACTGCCACTAAAACCGCTAAAACCCGATGTACCAATACCACTATAGCCACTAAAACCCGATGTACCAACGCTACCATTTGTTCCGCTGTAACCGCTGAAGCCCGATGTACCAACGCTACCATTTGTTCCGCTGTAACCGCTGAAGCCCGATGTACCAACGCTACCATTTGTTCCGCTGTAGCCTGAAATTCCAGAGCCAGAGAACCCAGAAATCCCACTTCCGCTAAAGCCTGACCAACCCGATATTCCGCTTCCTGAGAAGCCCGATACTCCGCTTCCTGAATAGCCCGACCAGCCAGAAACTCCGCTTCCACTATAGCCGCTAAAGCCCGATGTCCCATTACTGCCATTTGTCCCGCTGTACCCAGAGAAACCAGAAGTAGAAGCCCCAGAAAAACCAGACCAACCCGAAATTCCAGAACCAGAGAATCCCGATATGCCACTTCCTGAATAGCCCGAAAATCCAGAAACAGTTGCACCGCTAAATCCCGACCAACCACTTATTCCACTACCAGAAAATCCGCTGATGCCTGAACCGCTGTAGCCAGAGAAACCCGACACTCCACTTCCGCTATAACCAGAGAAGCCCGATGTAGATGCACCTGAGAACCCTGATTTTCCGCTGTATCCTGATTGACCATACATTACTTGAGTTGCAGTAAAAATTACTGATGGAGTTTCAGGATATGTTCCGTTACCAGTAATAGTTTCTAAATAAACATCTGCATTGCTTGTGTCCCAATAAAGCTGAACATAATCGCTAGCATTAACATTAAATACATAATTAACTGTTAATACTTCAGAAGAAAATGCGCTTCCTTGTTTGTCTGCTACATCAAAATGAGTATTGCTATCAGGAACATTTACTCCATTTAGCTTTATCCAAGTTTGAGTAGCACCTAAAGCTGTACCATGATTGGTATATTGAATAGAAAAAGTAAGACTATAAGTTCCAGCATTAGCAAATACTATTTTTGAAGTTGGGCTACCAATCGAAACACCAGTATTGTTGGCATCATACGAATTAAATGTAATCGCTGTTGGAGTGTTTGCAGTAGTTGTTTGAGTTGTTGTATCCCAGAATGAACCCCAATTACCAATAGTACCGCCAGCACCAACCGCACCTGAGTAACCAGAATAGCCCGATGTTGAATTTCCACTAAAGCCCGATGTCCCGCTAAAGCCCGATGTTCCGCTTCCCGAATATCCTGAGAAGCCCGATACGCCACTTCCAGAGTAACCAGAGAACCCAGAAATAGTTGCGCCAGAAAAGCCCGACCAACCCGATACACCAGAGCCAGAGTAGCCGCTAAAGCCACTTACAGTTGCTCCGCTAAATCCCGACCAACCGCTGATACCACTTCCGCTAAATCCCGACCAACCGCTAATTCCTGATCCAGAATAGCCTGATATTCCGCTACCAGAATAGCCGCTTATTCCTGATCCAGAGTACCCTGAAAATCCAGAAATAGATTCTCCGCTGTAACCAGACCAGCCCGATATTCCGCTACCAGAAAATCCTGATATACCACTTCCAGAGTAACCAGAGAACCCTGAAACAGTTTCCCCTGAATACCCAGAAAAGCCTGAAATTGTTTCGCCACTAAATCCGCTTTCCCCTGACCAACCGCTGTAGCCCGATACTGTTTCGCCTGAGTACCCAGAATAACCCGAAATTGTTTCGCCGCTGAAGCCAGAGTACCCTGAAACTGTTTCGCCGCTAAATCCAGATTCCCCGCTAAAGCCTGAAAATCCCGATATAGATTCCCCAGAGAAACCAGAAATCCCGCTGAAACCTGATGCGGCAAATAAAGCGTAAGCATTATCATCTGGTGGTGGAGTATTTCCATATACTTGCGTTAAGCAAACATAAGATGAGCCGTTATATTCAACAACATCATTAGGATAATAATATCCCCAGGTTGTTCCTTGCCATGCGCCTAAAGATGCATAACCAAGACCTGAATAGCCGCTGTAACCCGATGTGGACTCCCCGCTATACCCAGAGTACCCTGAAACTGTTTCGCCTGAAAAACCGCTTGTACCCGATTCGCCGCTATACCCAGAAATTGATTCGCCTGAGAAACCGCTATAACCGCTTTGACCTTGTGGGACAAATAAAGCCCAATTAGCATTTGTAGTTGGTGGGTTATCAAAATAAGATATATTTGTTAATGCAATCCAAGTTTGATTTTCATAAGCAACTATTGAGTTTTGAATATAAGTAGCATTAATAACCCAAGTGCCTTGCCAATATAAGCCTATGCCGCTAAAGCCGCTTATCCCAGAATCGCCAGAATAGCCAGAAATAGATTCGCCTGAGTAACCGCTATACCCAGATACAGTTTCCCCGCTATACCCGCTAAAACCCGATTCGCCAGACCAACCGCTTACAGTTTCGCCAGAGAATCCAGAATCCCCGCTGTACCCGCTGTAACCCGAAATTGATTCGCCAGAAAATCCGCTAGTCCCTGATTCCCCGCTATAGCCTGAAATGGATTCGCCAGAGAAACCTGAGTAGCCCGATGTGGATTCTCCAGAGTACCCTGAGAATCCGCTTTGCCCTTGTGGACCTACTATTGGACCAGCGTTAAACCAATCTATTCCACTCCATACATATAAATCGCCATCGGCTGAAACAATATAAGCATCATTAGGAAGATTGCCTATTGTTGGCAAATCTTCAACTGTAGGAACAGTTCCTTTTAAATTAATTGAAGTGCCTTGTTCGCCGCTGTAGCCAGAGTAACCAGAAATAGATTCCCCTGAAAATCCAGAGTACCCGCTAACTGTTTCGACGCTGTAGCCC